AAATGGGCAGGCGTACCTAGCGTATTTTTACGCACTTTCGGATGTAATTTCAGATGCGCCCAATTTGGCATGCCGCGAGGTCAGGATACTACAGAGCCAGAAGAAGTAGCAGAACGTATAGAAGAGTTTAAAGTATATGAAGAACTACCGTTAGTATCAACAGGTTGCGATAGTTATGCTAGTTGGCATCCAAAATTTAAGCATCTAAGCCCTTTAATGACTAATGACGAAATAGCTAATAAAATGCATGAATTAATTCCAAATAATACTTGGACTCAGCCTAGCGGTGATGATATACATTTAATATTAACTGGTGGTGAACCATTACTAGGTTGGCAAAAAGCATATCCAGAATTACTATTAAAATGTATGAAAAATGGTCTACGTAATATAACTATTGAAACAAACGGCACACAAAAAATAGATCCATTGTTAAGTGGTTTTTTCTTTCATCAATTTACTAAACAAGATAAATTACATCACAAATTAACATTTAGTGTTAGTCCAAAGTTATCAGTAAGTGGAGAATCTTGGGATAAAGCTATTAACCCAGATATAATTAACAGTTATCAACAATATGGATACACCTATCTTAAATTTGTTGTTGCTACTGAAGAAGATGTAGAAGAAGTTGAACAGGCTACATTAGAATATAGAAAAGCCGGATTCACAGGATATGTTTATTTAATGCCAGTGGGTGGTGTATATGATCAATATGCAATGAATAGTACTAAAGTTGCCGAGCTTGCAATGAAGAAAGGATATAGATACAGTCCAAGATTACAAGTAGATATTTGGCATAATGCTTGGGGAACATAAATGAAACAATTAGAGAACGGATGGCACCTACCTGATATAGATCAAACTATGACTAGAAAAATTATTGGTGATGATGATATTACCAATAGTAATTATGAAATACATATTCGTAATGCAATACTAAATTATATTCCAATAAGAAATACTTTTATAGATGTGGGTGCTAATGTGGGTGTGTGGTCACTTAACATGCATAAACATTTTAATCGTGTTGTTGCTTATGAACCAAGCCCTATGAATATTGAATGCTTTGAAGCAAACCTTGATAGTTTACAACAAGGAGCAAACATAGAATTAAGAACCAAAGCAGTTGGTGATGCCAATACCGAAGTTAGTTTTAGAGATAGCGGAAAAAATTGTGGTAATAATAAAATAATAGAAGAAGAAACAGATAACTCATATAAAGTTACACAGGTAACACTTGATGATGACCTTTCTGAAAGTGTTTCTTTAATTAAAATAGATGTACAGGGTTATGAATTACAGACAATAAAAGGTGCTATAGAAACTATAGAAAAGAATAAAGCCTGGGTAGCACACGAAGTTAACCAAGATGTAGACATAATTTGTTTAATTATGGAAAAACTTGGTTATGAAATGATTAGAGTTAGTAGTAAACGTATGTTTATTTGGGCACCAACAACAGGGCATATGGCTCCGTCAGGAGATGATACTGCTCGTGTATTTGGTAGATCACTAGGTCCTGGTCCTTATGCCAAAAAATATGGGCTAGGCCCCAGGTTATCTCGTGCCAAAAGCTAAATATTACTTTAAAGGATAACTCAAAATGGAATTGATGCCTCCCATAGATAGACTTTATCATGATATGATCGTTGATCATAATAAAAACCCTCGTTATTATAAAAAACTAGACAACTACGACCAGACTTTAGAAAGTTATAATCCATTATGTGGTGACAAAATAACCGTATATCTAAAAATAAATAATGGCATCATTACTGATTTAACTTTTCAAGGCGAAGGGTGTGCAATAAGTATTGCCAGTGCCAGCATGATGCTAGAAACTATACATCATGTTACCCCATACGTAATAGATGCACAAAAATTATTAAAATTATTTGTTAAAACAATGAGAGATGATTCCGAATCAGCCGATGAAAAATTAAAATTAGATAGCACATCTAAAAGTTTAAGTCCATCGAGGCTATTAACTTTAACAGGTGTGCGACAATACCCAGGGCGTGTTAAATGTGCCACTATGTGTTGTCATGCATTAAATGAAATATTTGAACGCGAGAGCGGTGCAAATATAAACATTAAAGGAGATTAAGCATGGAAGGAAAACAAATCCCCGATACTATTTTTTGTACACGAATACCAGACCCTTGGCGTTGGTTCCCTGTACATTCAAAATCCATATTTGAAAAACAACGAACACTAGTATTTTCACTCCCTGGAACTCAATCCTACAGTTAATAGGTATTGCAGGCTGGACCTATGTTGCACTTAAATGGAATGAGCGGGCTTTGTTATTAAACTTCTTACCTCAAGTATTAATTATAGTTCCGGGTTTAATTTATCTATTCATTACTAAATGATATACGTTTATTTTACCTCTGGAGCATTTGGATCAACTGTTGAATATTCTATTAGAAGATTTACTAAAGAATTTGAAACAATTAAGGCCAATATATGTGACGATGGCAGTCTACACTCTTATTCGAAAGAATTCCATCCTGTCTCTGACGAAGAGTTAAAATTAATTAGTCCCACTGCTAAAATTGTAACTCCAGTGTATCCAAATCATAGCCAGGAAACAGTGGAAGTAACCATAAATAGATTTAAAAAAATCTTAACATCTAAAGACAAAGTAATTTTTATAACTCACCAGGACGTTAACTCGGCTGAGAGAAATTTATTATTTGTTAATGAAAAAATACCTCAACACTCAGATCGTGATATGCTTCTTGATAATATTCAGCAATGGAATAAAAGTTATAGGTCACATAATGACATGAAAAGATGGGAAAAGCGAGAATATTTAAGTTTGATGCATAATCATAGCGATGTCTCCAATGCAAAAAACCATAGCGAAGTTGATTGGCTCACTATAACTGCTGACGATATATTAGATAATTTCGCAGAAACAGTTAAGAGTATAATCAGTTACTTAGATTTGACTTTTGTTGACGACGGATTGGGTGCTTTCGCAGATCAATGGCGAGAAAAACAACAATACATTGTAGATCAGTACTACACAGTAGAAAATATAGTCAATGGTACGATTACAGGTCAGGATCTTTCCTGGGAAGATTTGAATGTTGAACAAGAAGGTTTGATACAACATAAACTAAGAGCGGCTGGATTTGAGCTACAGTGTAACGACTTAAACACATTTCCAACTAATAGCAAACACCTAAGAGAATTGATATATGTTACCCAATAGAATTTGGTTTACTGGTGTTCCAGGTAGTCGCTGGAGTGGTATAGCACAGACACTAGAACAAATACCTGGTATGAATACTACAGACCGTACATCCGAACGTGAATACATACATCATCAATACAGTGGACACAAAGGTGCTTACTTTGGTAAGGGCATGGAGTTTCCTGCAGACCCTACTCAAGTTGACCAAGCATGGATCAAACAAGAGGGATGCCGATTAGTTAAAAGTCACGAGTGGATAGATCATATTGATCAACTGCCTAAAGAAGATTGGAAGGTGTTGGTGCAACACCAGTAGTTTGGTACTTAGATGGTAATGGTGACTTTACACGACAAATGAGTATGCTTATAAGCAAACATAACTGTGGAATGGGTATGCGTAGTTGGCGTTACGCTATGGTTGTTAACAAAGGTATAATTGAAAAATTATTTGTAGAGCCAGACAAACAAGATAATAGTGAGAAGGACCCATATTCTACAACAAATCCAAAAGAAGTAATTGAATATCTCGAAAAAAGAATGGTTGAAGATACTATTGGTTCTGAAGTTAGAGATGCAGTTAGTTCTGGATACGACGCATATTAGACCAAAACCGTTGACTTTTTTAGCCGTCTATGTTAATATTAATTAAATATGAACTCTAAGGCGGCTTTACTCAATTCTATAAAGCTCAATAACTAAACCTTAATAAGAAATGTAAGGCCGCCTTAACCAATAAGAGACTACTATGTTTGATAAATTAAAGAAAAAATTAAGTAACTTAACCAAAAAATCTAGTGCAACAACTACACCTAAGAAAAAATCTAAACTTGATTTAGCCAACGATAAGAACGAACCTTATGTAGAAGTATTAGGTCTAGATATGGATCTTGATAATTTAGCACAAGGATCTTTTGAATTAGAATGGAACGATAAATTTGTTTCAAATTTATTAAGGGCCGGGTTTACAGGTAAAACAGATGCAGACATAGTTGATCAATGGTTTCAAACTATCTGTAAAAATATAGCAATGGAAAGTTATGAACAAGAACAAGCCGATCCAGATAACAGACAAAACAATAAAAAAGACCTTGGTGATGGCTACACCGAGGTTAGGTAATGATATTAATAGTCAATGGTGATAGTCATACAGCCGCGGCAGAAGCAACTAACTCATGTGCTTTTGCAGAAGATGATCCTGAATATGTACACTTAAAAAGAGCACCACACCCCGACAATTTAAATGTTAGTTGGGGGTATCAATTATCAAAACTTCTAAACTATCAATTTCATTGCCTTGCAGAAAGTGCATCTAGTAATTCAAGAATCTTACGCACCACAAAAGAATTTTTAGAAAAAACCATACCAACAATAGCACCAACACAAATATTAATTATAATTGGTTGGTCTACTTGGGAAAGAGAAGAATGGTTAATCAACGATGAGTACTATCAAGTAAACGCAAGTGGTATAGATGACGTTCCAGAAGATTGGAAAGAAAGATATAAGAATTATATATTAGACATTGATTGGTATAAAGTAACTAAAGAAATGCATAAAAAAATATGGGATTTTCACTGTGAACTTGAAGACCAAAACATTAAACACTTATTCTTTAATGGTAATAATACATTTGAAAGTATAAATGACAAAAAGGATTGGGGAACATCTTATTATACTCCATATTTCCATGACGGAACATACCATGACATGCTAGAACAGAACGGTAATACCACTATAGGTGATGGTTGGCATTTTGGACCTGATGCACATACAGAGTGGGCAAAATTTTTACAACAACATTTACTTGACAATAATATCGTACAATAGTATAATACTCATATGAAATACTTACTCGTTGATACTGCAAATACTTTCTTTCGTGCTAGACATTCGGCTAGCAGACAAGCTGATACATGGGACAGATTAGGCTTTGCGATGCACGTTACTTTGGCGAGCATAAACAAGTCGTGGAGAGACCAAAAAGCAAACCATGTTATTTTTTGCTTAGAAGGTCGTAGTTGGCGTAAAGACTTTTATGCACCTTATAAAAAGAATAGAGAAGTTGCACGTCAAGCATTAACCGAAAAAGAAGAAGAAGAAAACCAATTATTTTGGGAAACTTTTGATAACCTACAGGAGTTTATTAAAACAAAAACCAATTGTACAGTATTACAACATAACGAACTTGAAGCTGATGATTTAATTGCAGGGTGGGTTCAAGCACACCCTAATGACGATCATGTAATTGTAAGCTCAGACTCAGACTTTTATCAGCTTCTTAGACCCAACGTAAAGCAATATAACGGCATTACAGATGAATTGCATACTCTAGAAGGTATCTTCAATAAAGCAGGTAATATAGTGCTGGACAAACGGACTAAGGAACCAAAACCTGCACCTAATCCATATTGGTTATTGTTTGAAAAATGTATACGCGGTGATAGTAGTGATAATGTATTTTCGGCTTATCCAGGTGTACGTAAAAAAGGAACAAGAAATAAGGTAGGTTTGTTAGAAGCGTTTGGTGATAGAACAAAAAAAGGTTATTCCTGGAATAATATGATGTTACAACGATGGGTTGACCATAATGGTGACGAACATAGAGTACTAGACGACTATGAACGCAACAAAATACTTATAGATTTAACGGCACAGCCACCAGAAATTAAAGAAAAAATATCAGAAACTATACTAAATTCCAGTAAACCGAAGAAAAATTTACAAGTCGGAGCTCATTTCCTAAAATTCTGTGGTAAATATGAACTGAAACGACTAAGTGATAATGCTACTTCAATTGCAACTTGGCTGTCCGCAAGCTATCCAGATCAGGAGATATTATGAATAAAATTAAAAACAAAGAACAGGTTTATTTAACCGGGATATGTGCCAAAACTATTGTTGATGGAAAATATTGGATATTAACAGATGGCAGAGAAAGAATAGGAGAAATAAGTCTAGATGATAAAGAATACAGAATGAACCTCGGCGATGAAATACTTAAATTTAAAACTATTGAAACAATTAAAGAACGCACCAATATTGAATTCCAA